TTTTGGTCCCCATGAATTTAAAACCTTCCTATAGATCCACTGCCAATTAGTGTTAGGGTATGTGTAACCTATAACTGATCTAGAGCTTCTTGGATCAACTTTTAAAAAGATGTCTGCTTCTTCGTCTAGTTCAGGGGATAAGACTTCACGGCCATCCATAATTGATTGATATATTTGCGCTCTAGTGTATTTACATGATTCAAAACCAAAAATGTTTTCTGCATGTTCTTTTTTCCACCAAAGACTGCCTGTATAAGTTTTTCTTATGTAGCTGTGAGTAAGAATAAAATCTCTAAATTCGATAGAGTTTAGTCTTTGCTCTGCAATTGCTACTGCTTGATTGCAAATGTATTTTTCTTTTTCCGTTAAACCTTCCGTGGTCAAATTAATTTTCATTTTAAATCCTTATTAAAATATCATCATATCCGTAGGTATTAAGGGTGTGCACCTTCCTTGATGCTATATCCATAAAAGAGTAAGTACATATTCCTTTAGAAAGCTTTATCTCAAAGATCTTTCCAATTAGATTATTATTCTCCGAAAAAATAGAGGTACAAGATGGTTGAGTTACAACCATAACAGGATCATTAAATTTGATCATCTGGACTAATCCTACTCTCCCCTGACAAGCGCTAATTCCATTTGCTTCTTTGGTAGACTTTCCGCATATTAAAGTAGCTGGTAGTTTATTGAAATCATTTTCAAAGGATAACCAACCCCATGAATGCCTGCCAGATACGCTAAATGCTCCTATATCAGCAGGGCATACGTTATTTCTCTCTATCTCATTAGGTATATAGATTATAGTAATCTTTCTTTTATCAAGGCCGTATTTCTTTCCTTGGTAGGTTTGCTCTCTTGAACATGTGCGAAAAGTAAAAAGATTTAGGTCGCCTTCGGATTCAAAGGTAATTTCGTAGCGGTCTAGTTTTGGTAATACCCCAATGCCAAGGATATCTATTTTATTTGCAGTGATTGCAATATCCATCATGTACTTTTTGTTAATATCCGGTGGTAATTGCTTTTCTGAACATGCGCACGATAGAAATAAGAGCAATATGATTAGATATCGCATATGTTTGTTGTTATCCTTTAAAAATGAAGCATTTAGTTTTAGACATTCCCGAAATACATCTTACTAGTATTAATAAAAAGTACACCCTCTCTAAAGGAAAGTTTGTACTAAACAATGAGTATCGTCAATTAAAAGAATCGCTTTTTTTAGCATGTCGTAAGATTGATATCTTACCTCCATACAGAGTTGAGATATATCAAGAAACGGCCTTGGATATTGATAACTGTGTAAAGCTAATATTAGATGCTTTAGCTAAGACTATTTCTAATGACAAGGATATTGAGGAGCTTTTTGTTAAGAAGAAGAAGATTAAAAGGGGTAAGGTAGGTAGATTAAGTGTTTGGGTAGAATCTATTTCTTAAGGGATTCAAAAAGGTTTTCTGCTCCGTCTAGTACAGGTATAGAAACACCTTGAGCAAGTTTAAAAGGTTTTGCTTTAGCTTCTGCTATCACTTTTTGACAACCATCTATTGCTGTCATTAGACCACTAAGAGCGCCTGTTAGTATTACAGGGATATCTTGCCCTGGCTGCCATCCATCTTTAAGGGCCACACCAGCAGCGGATAGCATATTTCCAACGCATTGACCAATTTCATAGACTTCTTTTGGTACTTCTACTTCGATCTTTAGTAATACTACTTCATTTTCATTCATTAAAAACTCCTTGTTGTTAATAGACATGCAACCTTACCTAAAATTAATAGAGCATAAAAATCAAGCTACAAAAGATTAATAAGTGCCTAGGTAAATTACCACGTCTTTAAAAAGCTTAGTTTGTAGGGTAAAGAATAGCAACTAAATCTTTCCTGTTTGATATAGGCCTAATACGGATAAAGGCATTTTGGTTAATAGCATCTTGAAGCGTTTTGGTTTTACTGTTACCGCCTCCGGCCTCAATCATATGATAAGCATCATAAGAAATGCTTACATGAGTTATTAGTTCTTTTGATCCAAAGAAGAGGATGCTTCCTTCTCTGATAAGATCTTCTGGAGAGCATTCTTCCCATCCTTGCTTAAGTAGCTCTTGATAAAGAGTATGAGCTGTTTGATCACCTTTAGGATCGTACCCAACAGCTGCCAATACCTCTTGAATAAAACCAGAGCAGTCAAAACCCGTGGGATCATCGCCGCCCCATTTATAAGGAATCTTAAGATGTTCGCAAGCATAATCCACCATTATTGATGTTTTGGTTGATATTAGTTGAGGTTTCTTTGTGTAAATCATTGCGGTCCTTTTAATATTGCCACTACTAAATTATACAGCAAGTTAAATATTAGCGTAATAGAGGTAGTTATTGCTATCTGGATACCTATTACTTTTGACTTAAAAGAAAGAAGTTCTTTTACATCTTTTTTTATTTCAACCACATCTTGACGAATATAGTCGATAACCTGTTCTTTTTCGCAAGTATGCTTACTCATCGCTATCTTCCTTGATATCTTCTACCCACTCCAAGATAGTATTTTTACACTGTGGACATACTTTGTCTTTAGTTTCGCTTAAGTCAAACTCTAAAGAACATCTAACGCAATGGTATTTTATTTTCATCTCTTTCTTCTAGTGTTGGCATTTTACATATGAAATGCGTTCCTTTTTCTGCGCAATGTATGCAATATTCTTTTCCGCATATCTTGCAAAAACCGCAATCTTCAAGAATCTCTTCCAGTTTATCATAGCAAGAAATTTGATTGCAGTTTTCGCAAGTGATTTTCATTTATTTATTTCCGGTACAAGTGAATGTCACTGGTCTATCGGCAGCATCACCGGCAGAATTGCGAGTACCATAATAAGCAATCGAAGCAGTCGAGTTACTTACTTCATCTACAGTAGTATAACCATAATTTCCATTTCCTTGAAAATTATATAAACAAGAGTAATTAGTTGAAGTAAATACAGGTGTAAATGTTATGTGATATTGTCCAGTATTATCTTTTGTAGAGGCCCAATCTCCGCTGCCTGTTTTTGAAATACTACCATCAGCAGCTATTACACCGTAAACAACTCTCGTTTGCCCCATAAATTGAGAATAAACCGAGTTAATTATCTGATGCATATTAGATGTTGGGTAGACTGGTTCAATAGAAATACCGCATGTTCTTATTGCACTATCTGCATAACAGTAAGATGTCCCTGAACTACTTCGCACCTGAAATGTTCTTGTAGTTTGTAGAGAATCGTAGTTAAAATATGCTACTCCAACATTTGAAGAAGCATAAGAGGCCGCTGCTACGTCTATGAACATAACGTTTTTTGCTGTAGTACCGTCGTAGATATCAAAAGATGAAAATGTTCCACCTGATCCATTTCCAAAATATCCATATGGGGTAATTTTATATATTCCAGGTCTAAGGTTTGATACTTTTAATTCTAATTGATCGGCAGTCCCATCCTCTGCAATTCCTAGTTTTCTTGTAGCTGCATTACAATCAGCATCTCCTAAAACATTTCCTGCGCCTGCTGAGAATTGGCAACCTGAAACGTTGGTCCATTCAATCGCCCCAAACTGATTCGCATTCTCCGCTCGAACAACTTGAGAAGCAGCGGTCTGTGTTGCCCAAGCAGGTAAATCAGTGAGTTCAACTTTGCAAGTTAAAGCATAACCATAAATATTTGTGCTAGAGTGATAAATAGAAATTGTACTGGCATTTGAATTTACCTGAGTAATTATTGTTCCTAGTGATCCCCCTGCATCTGCTTGACCAGCACATGCTTGAGGCTCAGAGGTTGCCTTAAAAGTCATACCGGTAAAGGTAAATGTATTTGATGTTTGTGTTGGTTGAGGAGAGTAACTACCCACTACGTTTATATATGCAAAATATTTATTATTAGTTGTTACTTCGAAAGTAACTAGCCCTTGGTTTAAAGTAAAATTTGTAGAGTTAGAGCTAGTTAAAGTAAAATCACCAGCATTAGCATCATATGCTTTGGGTGATTGATTTACTGAACCAATTCCCTTGTATTCCCCAATTTCACCATCATCTACATAGATAGTCCCTGTCTCATTAGTAACTTTAGTCGTATAAGCACTTGCTACATCTGAGCATACAAAAGTAATCGGGGCCTTTTGAAACTCGGTATTTGATGGTAGATCTAAAGTAGCAACTTCATTGGCACCATAGTAAACTTTGCCTTTGTAAGTTGTGCCCGTAGTTTTGTAGTAAAAAGTTGACTCGCAATTATTAGTGCCTTTCTTGACAGTGACCGAAGGAAAATTTAAAAAATCTCCATCGTCGCTTGAAATAAATTTGATTGCATTCTTGCCACTTCTTTTAACGGTTTTCTCAAGCGAAAGAGTTCCTCCTCCAGTTTCAGACCAACCAGTAAGGCCTTGCTCGGCACCTCCATTAGTGTAAAGATTATTTAGATTTATCTGAGCTTTATCAGCGTCGGTAAATCCAGCAATTAAATTAAAACAAAATAAGAAACTTAAAAGACAAATTAGATATTTCATAAAATCACCTCAATAGTTGATGGAGCTATATAAACAAAGTCTGTATTAGTGCCTATTCCTCTGTATACTGTTAGTAAAATAGTATCGCCTGCTGCTACTAATACACCGTTAATCTTCCCGACATTATCTGTAATGTCTAAAATGGCCTCATATTCAGCGTTGGCGGTTGTTATTGTAAGGGCCGTATTAGTTGTAGTTATCTGGTTTGTGGTATCACTCAAAGCAACGCCTGCACCTATTAGTGTGGACTGAGCAGTAATTAGAGCAGTATCAGAACCAGTAGGAGAGAAGAACTTCACTCTTAGAAAGATTTGCCTTCCTGCTGTCCAGTTAAGGGGAACTTTTAAGGCACTTGCTATTTTTTGTGTGCCTCCATCTGGAAACTCATAGCACTTTTGATTAAATAGAGTGACTTCGTTGCAGCTATCTTCAGAGTCATTAGACCAAACTAAACTTATTCCAGCTGCACGAGAGTTAAGATTGTTAAAGTTTGTTGAGGTTAAGTAACCGCTTAAAGTAGTAGATGCTGCTTGAGTAGCGATTGTATGCTGAGCGGAGGTTAGATGGAAATACTCGCTTGTTGTGCCACCTTGTAAACCACTTAAAGACTCATGACTAGAATTAGTTGGTACATTAGCAGAAGCAAGAGGGATATTAATTCTTTGAGGTGTTCTATTTACTCGACATTTACCCTTAGTTCCATATGCAGCTGATGTTTCAAAAGTAATTTGGTAGGCAATTACTGCCTCCATAATTGGAAAGCCTGTCCAATCAAATAGCAGTGGATTTTCTGCATAAGCAGCGGCACTTGTAGAAAACTCTGATCTTCCTGGAATTAAAGCATATCTTCCAGCTCCTAATAGGTTCGTATAAAGGAGATAGTAGTTATAATATTTACTACTTGTACCTTCTGTCATTGTTCCAGCATTATCATATTCTATATAGCCAGCTGGAGTATATTTTAGAGGTACTTCACTTAGTACCCAATTTCTTTCAGTGGCATTAATTCTATAAAAGACTTCGTATGTTGGAGTTGTACCGTCTCCATCTGTGAGTGCTGCTAATGTAGTGAAGAGGTCTTCATCAGCTATGATTGTTTGAGCTACTGAAAAAGTGTTGTCTGTATCTACTGGACCTACTGGTTGAACGCTTACGCCTGCTAAGTCTCCACCGCTTATAAATCTTGTTCCAATAGCATTATGCAAATACTTATGCATTCTTCTATCTATTGTGCAAGTATGTCTTTCGTCAGCTAGATGATACTTAGGAGTAAGGGAGTTATCCCAAATTATTATAGCAACAGGAACTTTTGTGTCATCTAATGTCCAAACAGAAGTGGAATTTTCTAATGCTCCAGTAGTTGAATCAATGTATATGTAATAAGTGTCTTTTGTCGGTGGCGTACCTGTTAGAGTAGTGGTTTTATTACCTGTTATTGAGCAAGTAACTCCATTCCTCATATACACCCAACCCGAACCTGTATCGGTTAGAGTAAAAGTGTAAGTAGTATCGTCAAAAGAAATACTAGTTTGTGTGTTATCTACAAAACCATATCGTTGAATATAATTCCATTTAGCATCTATTAGATCAGCGTAGGTTTTATCAACAAATTCAAGCCAGGCCGTATTGCCTGCACCTATTTTTTTAAATAACTGGTAGGTGTCAGTTTTTAAAAGCAGGGAACCAATGGCCGCTGCATAACCAGTAGTTAAGGGATTAGTGGTTGTACTAATGATATCGATACCGCTTTTAAAGCGTAATATGTCTTTTAAAATCTTTACGGCCGTACCATTAAAAATTGAAGCTGGCATTTTGTACTCCTAGTAGTAGGTGGTTAACCTAGAAAATTGATTGCTATAAATCCTGAAGCAATAGCACTATTTTTCATATGTCTTATTGATACTAACGTTCCTGCTGGTATTGATATATCTACCTCGCCACCTCCAAGAGGGAGAATACAAAGAAGTGTGGGAGTTGCTACAGGTCCAGAATAAAGACCTAGAAACTCTCCGATATCCTCTACTGTTATTACTTTCTTTACTGCTGCTGCTAGTGAAGCAACTAGAGAAAGAGAGTTTGCAGAGCTTGCAGGAATATTAACAGAGCTTAAATCTAGTAATGGAGTTGTATCAATCTGATCTACTACTGTTAGCGTGGCAGGAGTGACAGGAAATGCAGTTTGATTACTTGCAATTGTTACAGGAACAGAAGCGGCCATTAGTGCTTGGCCTAATGCTGGAGTCTTGCCATCTATTGAGGTTAAGCTTGCATTGCCTGCTGTTTGTAGTGCGGCCGTTGCTTGCGAAGTAAGTTTTGTATCAATTGAAGAAAGAGAGCTGTTGCCTGTGTCTTGCTTTGCTGATGTTGCAAGACCTGAAGGAATTTTACTATCTATTGAAGCAAGCGAGTTATTGCCTGCTGTTTGTAGTGCGGCCGTTGCTGCTCCTACTGGTAAAGCAGTTGTTGATTGTGATGGATATACTTGAGTTCCCATGATTAATTTCCTTCGCTTACGCCTTTAACGATTGTTAATAAGTCACATGAACCAGCTACAAAAGTGATGATCGGTCTAATGTATTTGTAGGTAATATCTTTTATAATTACTGTTTCCGATCCTGAAGCACCTGAAAGAGTTAATGTGTTAATTAAATCAAGGTCGTACCATGTAATTGCATCATGGGATTTTTGAATCTTCATGGTTGCGTTTAGTGAAGAACCATTCAACCAAGTTATATCGTAGATAATTCTATCTACGTTTTCACATACAGATTTTTCGCCATTCAAATTGGTTGAAAGTGTTGTTGAATCAATGACCTCTTTGGGTCCTAGTTGTTGTTTTCGTGTCATCCGTGACAGCTCCTTGTTGGGATTAAAGGGTTGTGCCCCTATACTCCTTTGTTTGTAATTCTGCTTATCTCAGTCTGTGACCTAGCTCCTTCTTTTGATTTAATTTGATTAAATGGTTTTTGTTGTTGTTCCACTTGCTCTTTTGCTCCTAAGTTTTGAAGCATATAGAGATTCATGGGATCAGCTAAAGAATTAGAGTTTAAATTAAAAATATCCTGCAATTCGTTTTTCTTGGAAGCAGGAAGTTTTTTAATTGCTTCTTTATTTGTTAGCTTATCCGCAAATTCATCCATTAATTTATTATAGATTGCTGGATAAACATTTTGCAATACCTCAATGCCTTCAGGTGGAATAGTTCCGCTTTTAATTTCATCAAAGATCGACATTGGATCTTCTACATATTTTGTATATTGGGCAAATTTATAAACATCAAGTCGAGAAGGTTTATATAAGTCAAAGATATCTTCCTGAGTATCTTTAGGTATCTTACTATTTAAAAAATCTACTGCTTTTTGATAGGTCAAAAAGTAATTATCTAATGTCTTTGGGATTACTGGAGTTAAAAGCTCATTTTGTGAATAGAATTTCTGATTTACATCATTTCTATTACTGATGTATTCCTCTATTCTTTTTTTCTCAGTATCGTAATCAAAATCTTTTGATAGTTGACTAGTAGTAAATACCTTTGCTGCTTTTGTTCCTGTGTTGAAGTAATTAGTAACAGAATCAAAGATTGCTTCTACTGTTCTACGATTATCGTCTTCAATCTTTTTAAATGTGTTTACGCCTATCCCACTTAAAGCGTTTTGCTCAGGTGGAAGAGTATCATTTAAAGCTTGATAGTATTTAGAGGCCGTTACATTTCCTCTAATTTTAGATATCCTTCTTAAAAATTCTCTTGCGATACTAGGGCCATAAGAATCAACGATTGCACCCATCATTGCACCTACAGCAGCGCCAGACCAGCCGCCAATAAGTCCACCACCTACAGCACCACCACCGCCAATAATGGCCTTCCAGAGATTAACGTTTCTTGAACCTCTGATGTAGGTTTTATCAAAAGCTTGATCCACTGATAGAGCATCTACATATTTTACAAAGTCTTCATTGGTAAGATCGGATAATTTGCCAAACATTGCTTTAATTCTTTCCGATCTAGAATTAGCTGCTCTGATCACTCTATCTTCTGCTTTATAAGGATCAAGGTAACTTCTATATGGTGATAGATCTTCGTTGAGTTTTTTAAGTTCATCTTTTAATTGCCTTACTTCTTTATTTTTAGCAACTAATTGATCAAAGCCTTCTAGTTTTTGTAGTTTGTTGGTTAAAAAAGAATCAAGGTCTTGACCGCGATAATTTTTTAATACTCCTTCGCCTATATTAAAAAGAGTTCCTTCTTCCGTAAGAGTTTTAAATTCTTGCTGTAGTTCTTTTAATTGTGGATCTTTTAATGCTTCTTTTTTTGCTGCATATTTTTGCATTCTTGATAAAGCTACGTTTTCATCAGTAGCAAATTTCCAACGATCGCGAACCGAAGCAATTCTTTTTTCTATATTAGGATTTATGCCCAATTCAGAAATCATAGTTTCTTCTAATCTTTTTAAAAGAAGGTAATCATCTTTTGAATATTCTGTTCCTTTGATTAAATCAAATAATCTATTTCTAACTTGCTCAGGAGTTCCAAATCTACGATTAAGCTTTATACTTATATCTGTTGCATCTCTTGTTTTTTCCATTACCTGTTTATATTCGGGTACAGCGTCTTTTAAATAAGAATCAATTGAATAGCGTAATGATTTTAAGTAATCAACAATAAGAGTATCACTTTCCCATTTACCTTTTGTTTTAATTTCTTCGTCAATTCTTTGTATTCTGTCTTTTAATTGAGGAAGGGTCATTTCTTGAGATACACGTTTTTTATAGTCGTATAGCTGATTCTCATACTCTTCTATGTATCTATAAGCATTCTTTTCGTTTTGTCCTGCAAATACTGGTCCTGCTTTTCCTTCTACTTCACGACCATAAATAAATTTATTTCTTTTAAAATTATCTGATGCTCTTATTACATCATCTACGGGTAAAAGATTTGTTGGTTGAGCTGCTTCATCTAATATTTTATAAGATAGACCGGATAAAGTTGATGGTATCTCTTTAAATTTTTCAACTATGTCTTTTGTTTCATCTAAAAGCTCAAGTGGAATAGGAGCATTTTTTATATCAATCTTTTGTTGTTTGATTGCGTCTAATATTTTTTGCTCAGATTCTTTTAAGGTATTTTTAATTTCCTTATCAGCTCCTTTTATAGCATTAGAAATATTGGTTCCTTTTTCGTAGAATTTACTCCTCATATCTAAAAGGATAGATTGCGCTGTCTCTAAATCAATTCTTTTAGATTCGGCCATGGAAGCTAATTCAGTTACTTTTGCATTTATTTTTTCTGCAATTTCTTTTGCTGATAATGAATTATCGTAAAATTCAGGATTAGATAAATATTTTTTTATCTTCTCTTCTTCAATACCAAAGATCGTTTGTGATGCTTTTGAAACAGCAGTTTCTAGTGATTCAGGAGATTTTAATAAAAGCTTAGCACTTTCCTTCATCACTCCCGGAATAACACCGCCAACAAGTCCACCCCATAAAGCACCTTCTCCCATCTGACCACCTAAGCGTTTAGCATGGGCAAAAAGAGATTCACCGTTAAAGTCAGGATTGCCAAGAGCTTCTTCAGAAATAAAGTTACCAGCTCCATAGACTGAACCTTCAACCGCACTTCCTGCTGTCTTACCGGCCATTTCAACAATCTTAGATACAGTAGATGCTCTATCTAAAGCATTAGGAATATTTTTCTGTAATGCTCTAGTAGCTAGATCATCAATTGCTAAAGAGGCCTTTGAGAGTTTTGCAGAGGGAAGCTTGGAAGCTATTCTAGCAGCAAGACCTGTACCGCCAGAGACAAGAATAGGAGCAATAGCGCCACCTATTTCTGCTGCTCCTGAAATATAAGGATTATATCTACGAAGCTTTTCAAGTGTTTCAGGTTTTACCCCAAACATTTTAGTTAAAGCAACATCAGATAATCCGAAAGATATCCCTCTTAAAACTCCAGCAACTCCAGCTTGAAGATTAGATTCATCATATAATGATTGTTCTTCAGATGCTTTAAAAGTTTCAGCAGGAGCTAATCTCCAACTTTGTTTTAAGGCATTTGGGAGATCACTACCTTTTATCTTTACTAAATCACCACGGTTATCAATAACTGGAATTTCATCTTCTGAGTATGGTCCATGAGTTCCAGAAAGAATCATACCTGTTGCTTCTTCCGGAGCTACGTCTATTTGCTGATTGGTTTGAAAATTAAATAACTTCATTTATTAATCCGTTTTATTGGTTTAATTCTGTTTTTTTCCATAATTGATCTTATGCCTAGAGAATCTACGAGATAAGTATCTCCAACTTTTGCATTTAAAGCATCAATTAAATTATTCTTCTTGTATTTTAGTTGATCAATTGTATCTCCTGATTGTGGTAACGATGGATCAACTAAAGCGGCCCTATCAGCATCGGTAAATCTTTCTCCCATAATTCCTTTGATAGCAGGGAATAATTTAATTTGTGCTGTTTTCTTTGCTGTAGCTGCTTCTGTAAAAGGGATATATCCTTTTAAAGTTGATGTTGTTTCATAATTATTAAAATATTCTTCAATCATATCTTTAATTTTTATTTGTTCATTAAGTATACCTAGTTGTTTAAATGCTTCCTTCTTCATTGCTGGATCATTTTTGTATACTTGATCTATATAAGCAGCATATTTATCTTGATATGGAGTAGCAGCAGTTCCGGCACCTTCTTTTACCCTTAATAGATTTTCTTTATTTCTCTCTTCAACTTCTTGTTGTTTTAACTTTGCTTTTTCAACAAGTAACTTGGCGATTGGTTCAAATGCTTCTATTCCTGCTTTAGCTGCATTTAATCCAACAGATGCAATCTTTTCTTGATCTTCTCTTACGCTATTAAATGCTTTGGTTTTTGCATCTTCCATCTTCATAGTAAAGTCAGCAATAGCAGCATCAGCGTTCATGATTGCAGCTTTATTATTAAGACCTTCTTTTTTAAGATTCATCATCTGTATTATCTTAGCATATTGTGAGGCCCTAGCTGCTTCGATTGAAGCTACATCATTTTTTAGCTTATCTCGATAAAGATCAAGTGTTGTTCTAACTCCTTCTTGTTTTTGCTTTTGACCTACCATCTTTCTATATGCATCTTGTTTCTGAGCGTCTATGTCTCTTTCTATTGCTCCTTCAATGGCCTTGGTAGCTCCTGCAATCGTTTGTGGTGTCATTGCTGCAAAGATTAAACTAATACCCATTGCAATCTTTTGACCTGTCGAAGTTTCTTTCCAAAAACGATTTGGATCGGTAGGAGTAACATTTAACATATCAGCAGTTATTTTATCTAATTCGTCTTTAGCTGCTTTGATGTTAAGGTCATAATCCTTATAAGTTTTATCTATAGCATTTATTGCTCTGTCTTCTATCTCTGGAATTAAGTCAGCTTGTTTGTTTGCTAACTCTGCTTGCTTCCCTAACTCTCCTTTATAGCTAGTAATAGAATCTTTTACAGGTTTTTCTATTGATTCATAGTCCATAGCTTTTCTTGTGGGTAATAATCCCATTGATTTTTTATAATCAGCTAAAGCAGTATCAAAATCTTTTACTCTAGATTTTGCTTGTGTGTATGCTTGATCGATAATAGAAGAAGGTGAACCAAAAGGAACTTTGCTTTTCTCTGTTTGCTTAAGAGTTAGATCTGTTGTTGGCGCTTGTGGTGGCGCAATCGTAGGTTCACTGCGTACTGGTTGACCTAATGAGCTTTCTGTCGCTGTAGGCGCTTTAGGCGAGAAGAAATTTTGTAATATCCCAGATTCTCCAATAGTTGATTTTGTAAATGCAGGAACATTTCTAGGCATTATTGGTTGTGGTTTTACTTCTGGAGTGTAAGCACTTTCTGGAACATTAGTATATCTATTTTGCAATATCGGATCATATTGATAATTAGCTGATTGCTCAGGAGCAGTACCAGACATTAAAAAATCTAAAAATTCTTGTGCCATGATGACCTCTATTTGCTAATTGTTTTTTTCATCTTGTAGTTTTTAAAAGGATCTTTTGTTTTTTCCATCTGATCAAGTAAATCAATAAATGATCTAGTCTTTGTTATCTCTTCTTGTGTAGGTTCAAATCTAGATGTTCCTTTTACAAATGGCATCCCTCTTTCTACTATTTCACCTGTATTTGGTTCTAGACCAAAACGAGAATATTCTTTTGTGGGTACTCTTAATTTTTCTTCTCCACCTTCGTAATATGACCTAGTTAATCCCTTATCAGAATATGGTGATGTTTGAGTGCGCATAACAGGAGAAGAAGGGGCAACAGTCCTTGCTACTGGTCCTAATCCTGCTTGTGCTGTTTGAGCTACTGGCATAGGCGCTGTTTGAGTTCTTGCTATTGGACCTAAGCTACCTTGTGTAGTTTGAGCTACTATGTTTTCTAGATTCTTTAGTCTCTGATGATTTTGTGCCTCTGCTGCTAAAAGAGTGGAAACATCTGTATTTATTTTTTTACCTTCTTTCGTATTTACAACCATGCCTTTACCTTGAGGAGTTTTTTCAAGGTCTTGTGCCATCACTCCAAGGCGTTTACCTGAACCGTTTTTAGATGGTTCCTTGTAATTATATTCATAAGGATTAAGTGTATCTAAAAATGATGAAGGTTTGCCAGCTCCAAAAGTTATTGGGTCATCTAAACGCAATTGTCTTACCTCTCCTGTTTCTGGATCTCTAATTTGTCGTGGGAAAGAAGCAGGATCACGAGAAATTGCGTCTAATACGCTTTCTGTTGTACCTGAACCATCGGAAATATTTTCTTTAACGTTAATGTCTGATGCTGCTGCGGCCTTTGTAGCTGCACCAGTGATACCAGCTGCTCCAAGAGTTGCCCCTGCTTGTCCTAGACCAGCAATAAGTTGCGTTTGAGCTTGTCTTGCTGATTGTGCTGCTCCTGTTTCAGCAGCAGCATTACCAAGACCAATATCTGCTTGTAATTGTGATCTTCCCATAGCTGCTTGTCTGTTTAATTCTTGTTGTTGAGCAGCGAGTGATTGCTTTTGTAATTGTTGCTGTTGTTGAGCTAAACCAAATTCTTTTTGTTTTTGTATTTCATCAGCTCGTAAAGTTGCTGCTTCTCCTGCTGCTTGCTGATTTAAATTAGCTCCTTGCCTAGCTGATTCTCTTGCTATCATGCCAACGTTTTGTAAACCTCTTGCACTTCCAAGCATTCCAGAAGCACCTTGGATATTAGCTTGTGTTCTTTGGTTCAACATCGCTTCAGCAGCAGAAGGGCCTATTTGTTGTTGTGGCGATTGGTAAGCTTGTGCGGTTAAATAATCAATAAGTCTTTGCTGTTCAGGACTAGCATTAAATGCTTGTTGGTCAGCTTGTGACATATTATATTTAGTTACTGCTGTTGGTTCTCCTGTAAGAGTATCAAATAAACCACCAACAACAGGTACACCACTTAAAAATGACATATCAAACTCCTTAATATTGTTTACTATCGTTTACTTTAAATGTTCCTCGTTTCTGTCCTAAAACTAAAGTCAAATTTGATAACTTGTAACCTTGTCCTGTTCCAGAAGAAGGAACATCATAAAGTTCAATTTTAAACGCTTGTGATCTTTGGTTGGTAGGAGATAAATCATACTGGTAAATATCGTCCGTTGATACAGGTGATATCGTATGCGTTTCAAAATTTGTTTCATCATAATCAAAGTAGATTTTTACAATTAATGTATGAGCTGAATAGAATTGACCTAAGATCATCATCCTATAAATTCTTTGGTAATTCTGAACACCGCTTAGTTTTATCCAAGGAGTAATTATCTTTAATGGATAATAAGCAGAATCATCAGTATATATGCTTTTGTTTTGAGCATAGATTCTATTGCTTTTAATAAAGATGGGTAACTTTCTATATGATGTTAGATATGTTCCTGTCCAATCCCATATTGACCATTTCTTTGAAAAGTAATCATAGACAAGTGTTTCCGTTGAAGTCATGAAAAGAACTTTATGTTCGTCTATGATATGAGTTGAACCGACTATTTTATGAGAATTATAATCTTCTACTTGAGCGCCTATGTAGGATAATTGTAAAGATCTATCTAAAAGGTAAATTCCTTTATTAGATTTAAACATAACTCCATCTGGAATTGTAACTACTGATTTTATATCTGAGCATCCAACATCAGAAGATATTAATTTAGGATCAGTAAAATCATTTTGTGCCCCTGTTTGGTTAGGTCCATTGCCGTAGAAATGGGCAATACTTTGATCTTTTAGAACAATGATTCTACCGTCAAGAGAAGCTATAACCATTGCTTTACCAGTTTTAGACAATAATCCTGCGTCTACTCTAATACTAAGAAAGTCAGCATTAAAGTTTACGCATTCACCATAAAGATATGGTTGAGAATAATATATTAAGTTCTCATCTTCTGATGAAATTGCAAACAACCGATTATTTGCAACAGTAATATATTTAGTGGGTGGTAAAAGTTGATTTTCTAATACTTCACCATTTGTATAAAGTAATTCGTTTGCAATCAAGTCAGCATCAGATTGATTGTCTGAATAAGGAGAAGAAGCAAAACCAGTTAATAGGCCTTCTGTGATAACAGTGCCTAGTCTGTAATAGACTGTTCCACCTGCTGTGGTCCTGTAAAGTATTAATGATTTACTTTTATACTCACGTAATCCACCTTGGTCTGTAGTATCTTCAAAGCTTATAGAGCATTTATCATTAGTTAATACGATAGTTACAGGATTGGAAGGCGCTGATCTATGTATTTGACCATTGATATCTGTAAATTCCCAAATAGCAAGATATGTATACGTTCCGGTTAGGCCTCCAGCTGCTCCGACAATTGCGTTTATAGTAGGTATGTCCAAGAATGATTGAAAGTATAATTGATTGCCATCATATTCTTTTAAGCTCATCCCTGCTATGTAGGTATTTTCTCCTAACCTTGCGTTTATTCCGTTGTATTCTGAAGCAAGCTCAAGCCTATAAAGAAATGTATTTGCTATTGGTAAATCTAGTTCGTAACCATCAGAGGATAAACCAAAAGGAATAACTCGAACATTAACCAAAGCAGGATAATAGAAGTTATTATTATAACCAGTGCGCACTTTGGGTAATTCAAAATTACGGAAAAGATATTCTGCACCTGCGGCCGTTCCTTGTACTCTATCTAGAGCTGCTATATTTAAGGCAAATACTCCAACAACTCTTGATAAATCTGTTAAGTTATACTTCATTAGCGCATATCTTGTACTATTAAGAGTAGTCGTTTGAGTAACAAAATATATATCATCGGAAGAATCAAAGCTAAATGCTTTTGATGCTAGTCCAGAATAAAAAGAATCAATATACGAATTGATTTGCAATACATTAACTAAATCTATCGCGCCAATTTCTGTAGCATCCGATAAGTAATCAATTACTGGAGCTACCGGACTAGGCAATAATGCTCTTAAAACAGTAAATGCAACAAATAATTTGCTGTCATTATCAAAGGTTTTTATTGTAACTTTTCCAGCATAATCACTTGTTGTTGCTGCAATAAAATTAAATTCTGCAAAAACTACCGATAGATCAGATATTAAAGCACCAAAAACGCAAACGGTTGTTGTTGTATCATCGGTTACAAATGCCACATAGATAGTTGTAGCAGTAATGGCAATAGATAGATTTTTAAAAGTTGCTGGCATTGCTGCTGTAGTAGAGACAGCATTAAAGGCCCCTATGGTTCCATCTGTTTCTATATACTGTAATAGTGTATCGGTTAAACTATTGGTTGATGTTGCAATTAATAGTTTACCGTTTACAATTTCAGTATCGAAAAATGGTTTTTCTGTAAAATCAGGTGATGGGGGAGAAGCGGAAGAACTAATAGTTGTCACAAGTACATCATCGATTGCTGTTCCATCTTTATACATAGTCTTGCAACGTACTTCCCAATCTGTACTTGATTCAAGCCACATGCAATAGGTAACATATATAATAGGATTAGTGGCATCTAAGATTTCAACTTGAAGATGAGTAATTATATTAGGTGTGCTGCTTGCTATTCTAGCTTCATTTTGCCAAATTATTTTTTTTGCATTGGTTGCATAGTCTTGGACAAAAACTACAACTTTACTTTTCTCTGTGTCTGATGTTGCTGAAACGGCAGAGCTTGCAACATATGCAACTACTCTAAAATTTTTAGCTACGTTTTCAGCGGAAGAACAACACTTTGTTATAAGGTTTTCACCGTACTTATCTTCTATAAAAAGCATCGGTGAAATAACTTCAGTTGTTTTAGATTCCCATTTTCCTTCATCTTCGCGATAAGAATAAGCACTTTTTGACAATGGTGGCCCTAAAACTAAAAGTTCTTTTTCGTGTTCAATAATTGTTGCCGGTAAAATTGATGATAGCGTTCCTGATGGAAGTACATCATCATCATACTTGGTTGCACCATTACGTTTGTTGTTTGCGCCTATCTCATCAAGAGATGCGTTTAAGAGTAAAAGGTTTTCACCAACGCCCAAGAGCTTATCTTCTGTTTTTGTGTTCATCCCTCCGTCAACGACTAAAGGATAAATTACTTTATTTAATGCCATATTAATAAATCCATAAATCAACAGTAACGTTGCCAGAAGCAGTCAAAGAGATAATAGATTGATCCATCTCTCCGTTCCATACTGTTGCATTTGCGTTTTTCTTTGTTATTAAATACCCTTCAGGGGTTCTACCAAGTCTATGAGGTACATTCAAAGCAGTTGCAGATAATTCTATATCTTTTAAAAGATTTCCTTTAAACATAGGAAATGATTTTAACTGTATTAAAAAAGTATCAGTGTTTTTCTGAATAGTTTCGTACTTGTAATCTTTGAAATTAACTTTTTCAAATGATCTCATTAATACAATCCTTCGTAATATTCATAATCATAAACTCCACTTCGGGGATTTGTATCTTGTATTTTAAATGGTTCAGATAGATTTCTTGTTTCTGCCATTTCGATTAATCTATCGCTTACTCTTTTTAAATCTCTTTCTAGATCAATAGTGTCTGATTCTTCGTTCCTAAGGGCCTTGATTGCAACATCTATAATGATGTATTCTTCCCATCCATTAAAACCACGTATTGTATCTGAATCACTAACTAGATTTGTTGCTAAAGGTACATACCAGATTCTAACAGTGCAACCAGATGAAGGAGTAGGATAAAAAATTATCTTATCATCCATCTCTTTATATCTAAATTGATCATAGCTACCACGAAGAGGAAGAGGAGCAGGAAAACGATTCTTTGTTGAGAGAGCAAACTTTTTTAAAGTGTAATAGTTATCCGTACCCATCTTATATTCTACTAGAGCAGTTTTATAATGGTCTGTAGGTAAACTATAGGTATCTGTTCCAGCAACGATAGTTAAATCATAAGGTGGAATCTTCATATAGTAGTCATTACCGTAAGCAGCTACCAATAAATCATAAAGATTATCTTTTGATTTATTAATATATTCATTCCATTGAGCAGTAGAAACTCTTGTTGAGTTAGCAAGGTCTGCTCTGTCTTTTGCTGCTGATCGAAGAGAGGAAAGGGTTACTGATCCAGACATATTTTACCTCATAAAAAAAGTAGTGAGTAAGCGGAGAGTTTAGGGAACTTACTCACTACAAAAGAAGATTACTCTTCTTTATCCATTTCAGGCATTTTACATAAATTACTAAAACCAGATAAGCACGAAGCTAATCTGTCAGCGCTACCTTCTTTAATTGCTGAGATCATTTCCTCAGCTAAAGACATGTAGTCGGATTCATTGTTCTCTTCTTCAGGTTTATTCTTAGAAACATATTCAGAAGAATTACCCTCATTATCTTTTTTCTTTCCGATCATAAGAACAATATCGCTTGCCATTTTTTTTCTATCACCTAACATTGCTGGTAACATTTTCTACTCCTTACACTATCGCTGATGTGTTTTTAAGATCAAACGTAGCTAGCAACTTACTAGATACTGGTAAAGTTGTAGCTGTTGCACCTGTAAGAGTATAGATGTCAACGTAAGCTCTGCCAGATGTTGGATTAACATCTAGTGCTTTAATTTGAGTAGTAAAGTCTCTAGCAGTAGCATCTAGAACAATGGCATCTACAAATTTAAGAGCATAATATTTATCAACAAAAGTTACTCGTATAGTTCCTACTGCTGTTAATCCTACTGAGTAAATTCCATACGCATTATCTAAAGTAAAATCGATTGCTCCTGCAAATGTTTGAGCTGTAAGATCACCTTCACCACCATCAGCAACTTCTTCAGTTCCGCCGCCTGTTGCTGTTGATGTCACTCTTAAAGAACTACCATCAGTTACTGTAACGGTCTTTCCTGCTACTACGCCGGAGTTAATGAGTTCAACAACTTCAGCGGTAGTAAGCGATACAGCAGTATTAGCACCGCCTGCGAATGTAGCTGTAAGAGCATCACCTTCGCCAGCTGCAACCACTGGAGTAGCATCACCACCTGTTGCATCTTGATCATTTAATAAACCGCCTACATCTGTTACTGTAACAGTCTTTCCTGCTACTACGCCTGTATCAATTAACTCTGCAAGTTCGGCAGTAGTTAAAGTAACGGCCGTATTAGCACCGCCTGTAAACGTACAAACTAGACCATCACCTTCGCCTGCATCAGCAAGATTAGTAGCATCACCACCTGTTGCTGTTTGGTCGTCTCTTAAACCACCAACATCTGTTGTTGTAACAGTTTTACCAACCACTGCGCCTGAGTTGATCCACTCAACTAATTCAGCTGTTGTAAGTGGTACAGGAGTAGCGGCGTTATTTGTTCCATCATTAGGGGTAATAGTAATAATAGTAGCTGCTGCTGTTCCTGTTACTACTGCTAAAACGGTGTCACCTGGATTAGCTGCTGCTGCTTCTACTTCTAATGTTACAGTTTTGGTATTTCCTGCAACTCCGGGCTGAGCTGCTACTGTTTTTGTTAAAACAATAGGTGTAGTAGTTGCTAAGCTACCGCTTGCTTGTGTTGTAGGGTTATTAGTCCCATCATTAGGAGTAATTGTAAGTACTGCTGCTGCTGCTGTACCTGTCCATACTGCTAAAACGGTATCAGTAGGGTTAGCTGCTGCTGCTGCAATTGCTAATTGATAAGTATGACCGTTATAAAGAGAATTAGCTGCTGCCTTTGTTAATACTATTGGTGTAGTAGTAGGTAAAGTAACAGTGGCGGCAGTAGGCGCATATGTTGCTTTTAAAAATATTGATTTGATTTGTCTTTCTAGTGATTGTCTAAAGTCAAAGTTACGATTTGCCATATATCCCTCGATATAAAAAAATTAATAAACTGATGTGTTTTTTAAAACGATTTTCCCTATGATGTCACCGTTTGGTAACTCGGTAGCTGAACCAGCAGTATTAGTATAAAAAGAAATACTTGCTCGTCCTGTGCTTGGATTAACGTCATATGCTTTTATTTGAAAGGTTCTATCTGCTTCAGTAGCATTGATTATTTTTGCTTTAAAACCTCTTAAAGCGCACCACTTGTCCTCAAGTTCAAGCTTGTATTCGCCTGCACCTAATTTAGTAATACCATAAACACCTGTCATGCCAGCGCCAACTTTTGTGAAATTTGTTCCATCGTAGGTAAATCTAAAAAAAACATCTTTAATCTGACGCTCTAAAGTCTGCTGTCTATCATAAATATGTGCCATCTCTGGACTCCTTATTTTTTTAATAAAAAAAAGGGAGACGTCTTCCGACTAATCTCCCTTACTCCGTCTAGGAGTTATTGATTAAGCAATTTTTCCTCTGATGTTCCAGCCTGGAGCGCGACAACCTAACTGAGCGTAATAGCCTGCTCTTAGTTCGATTGAGTCTGCATCTGATTCACGCAACCATTTGTTGCCATCTTGATTTAATAACTTAGGAGCTAAACCAAGAGAATAAAGTTTCCATATATCCATCTGGATACCCCATGCCACTGTATCCTGACAGTCGGTATCTGCCATGACTGTTACTGGACCTTTTGGAGTATTTAAAACGATACCGCGGAAAGCGATACCTACTTTTGTATTAACATCAATATACTGAACTTTTGAACCTAAAGATTTCTCTAGGATTCCGTAACGATTGTAATTGACGAAAAAGTGTGAAAGCTTTCCACCTTCGCGGTTAACTAGCATCGCAAGGTCAATAAGACCTTCTTCGATTGGTCTATCCGAAACGTCGTAACGTAATCCACCAAGTCTTGTGTCTACTGATCTATCTACTCCAAAGAAAGTGGCCGATGTTGGATCAGTTGCAGGAATCCATGCTTCTAGACCTTTGATTTTTGAATCGTAGTCACCTTGAACGAAAAGGTAATCTGATTGTGCCCAATCGTTTGAACCAAATGAATCCATTAAAGCATCAAAAGTAATTGTGCCTGTCATGCGGTTTACACCAGCAACAGTTAATGCGTTTTGTACCCCACCATGAGCTTTAACAGTTCCACCACCATCCGCAGTAGAAGCTACTATTTTCTGACCAACTTCAAAATGAACGATGTCGTTAAGATCAGCTAAAACACATGTATCAGATGCGATAGTAGTAGTTGTTGAAATTTGCCCAATTGAACCTGAACCATTTCTAAAGATAGCAGAAGAAAGAGAAGAGGAAAGAGATGCAAATGTGCCATCAATTTCTGTTGTAGCTGCTTCCATAAAAGCATTTTGATTACCTTTAGATGCTTCTAAAGTTTCGTTATCAATAGAACAAAGACCATAATCCTTTGATCTTGTTAATACGAAGTCAGTATATTTACCAGAAACTTTATTAGCTTTAGCATAAGTAAAGCTTGCAGATCTTCCTTGTGGGTTTCCATAGATAATTGGAATAGGTAGATTCTTTCCACCAAAATCTGTCATTTTTGGAACTAACGCCAAAAATGGATGATCTTTGTAAGTCATCCTCATTATTTCATCATTAGTATAATGTTGTTTTAGAGCAGCATCAAAGCTTGTCATATCTAGAGAAGACATTTTTTACATCCTTGTAAAAATTTCTGCTTAAATTAAGCAGATTAAATTAATAAATTAATCATTCCATTTGATTAACTTTGCGGCCCTTTCAAGCTTTTCTTCTCTGGTAAGTGGTCTATTGCTGTTTGACGTAGATGCAAAGTTATTATTTAAAGTCGTAGGTCGATAACTTTGCTGTGATTGTTGGGTTTGCTGTAATTCCTCAAAATCTTCTTCGTTAGTTTCAGATTCTTTTGGTAAACTCCCAAACTTTGATTTGACCTTCTTTAACTTTATCACGGGTTCTAGTAAAGATTCAAGATGCTGCTCAACTAATTTTGCAGCATCTTCATAAGGCAACACTCTTTGGTTCTTGCTGTAATGTTGATCAATTACATCATATATTAGATCGTAAGAGTTATTTGCTCGGATTAATTCAAAGTCGTCAGGTTTTGAATCAACAAAAGTTTGTATCTTTGACATAAATCCATTATAGACAGTTCTTTTTCTCTCCTCTTCTCTTGCTTGTCTTAATTCCTCTATCTCTTTTTTTACATCTTTTACTTCTGAAAGAAGTTCATGCTTTTCTCTAGGCGAAAGACCATTAGAAGAATTTAAGATATGGTTTGATAGTTTCTCCATATCCCAACCATATTCTTCGAAAAGCTTAGTGGGATCATAAGCAGCAGTTTCTTTTAATTGTCGATAGCGTTTATTTTCTTCTTCAAGCTCAGCTATCCTTTTTTGCTCATCTTTAAATCTTGATCTTTGTGCTTGAAGCTCTCTCTCTTGACGAGTAAGCGCCTCAAAGCGTTTGGCCCAATCATTTTGCTGTTGTGGTTGAGCTTCTTGTGTTTGTTCGGCGGAAGGTGAAGCGGTTGCTTCTGTGGAAGCGGTTGCTTCCATTGAAGTTTGTTCGGCATCCATGCTGAATTTTCTCCTTTAGACGGTGTATAAATTAAAGTCCTCCAACTTGTGAAGGCATTTGACTATTTGGTAATGGCAATGCTGGTTGCGGTGGTTGTTGAGGAGCAGACATCATACTCATTGCTTGCTGAGCTTTTGCTAGTTTCTTTTGAGCGTCTGATATCCAACGAGTAAGTAGATCTAGTCTTTCTTGTGGTACTTTTTGGCGCTTGTACATTAAATAGAAGGACTGACAATATTCAATACCTAACATTAGATCTTGGTAGTCTTCAGGTGGTAAGTAGTCACCATTATCAAGCATCTCTCTAATAGTAAGCATAATATCATCAAGCTTAGCAGTTTTTAATTTAGTAATTGATTTTACATCTGGAAAGTCTAAAAGAATTGTTCCTTCTTCTTTTGAAAATAATCCTGCGTTTGTAAGCTCAATCACTTTTTCCATTTTGGCAGATGGTTGTTGTGGTAAAAGGTTAGTTGGATACATCTGCATGATGTAGCTATCCTCATCCATCTCAACATCTTTCCACTTAATAGTTAATGTGCCTTCTTGAGATTTAGTAATTACTGCAAAGTTTCTATCTTTCTTCGCTATGTCTTTTGCTTCGTCAATAAACTGTCTAGCAATTTCCAAGTGTGCATCGTCGTAAGCTGATTGCAATGTAGAAAATCTTTCTGTTTCTATGTCGTGACTCTCACGAATTGCAACCGCTGCGTTTAGACCAGCTGGTTTTTGAGCAATAGCAGACATTTGTGAAACGCCTACAATTTCAAATGCTCTTTGATAAAGTCTATCCAAGTGATTAAAAACATCTGAAGCAACAGAAGGCCCTACATGGATCATCGGCGGTGTATTCTTATATGGAATACAAGTACCAATATCATTATTAAAGTATTCTTTATTTAGCTTTGAATTATATTCATAAAAGATTCTAGGAACAGAATTAATATGAATAGACTGACTCACTCTTTTAATAACATTATTGATTTCATTTTGAATGCCTGCTAATAGCTCAGCAACCCCAACGCCCCAAAAGCCTAAAAGCTTTTCAGAAAATTTTAACATAGGAAAAGGATGATAGTCCCTTTCCCATGTTTCATCTAACAACGCAATATTACTTAAAGAGATTATATGACGGCCATCCTTGGCCTTTTTCCTACTTGGTAGCCTCCATGCTTCAATGACGGGAACCATCCAACTAGCATAAAATGTATCTTTGTTTAAATATGTGTGACCATCATCTACTTCACCGGCAAGCTCTATCTCTTTTTCGTATTCAGGATAAAGCTTTTTTAAAACTACTTTAGATACGTATTTAATACGATAAAAGGTTTTTGTTGTTCCGTCTATGGCCTCACGATCATCAACAATAATTTCCCCTGGAAAAACATTATCAAAACAAATCTCTTTGTTCTCGCTATATACCTGACCAAAACCAGTACCAAAAACGCATGATCTTTTTAATATTCGTGGAGTAGTTTGATAGACTTTTGCTTTATAGAATTGACCTTGAATAAACATCTCAAGCTTTTCAGCTTTCTTTCTCATGCTCCAATCGCCGTCATCGGTAAGGAAGGTCACTTTAGGTTTATTCTTGCCTATCTTAGCAACCAGAGTATCGGTAATTGATTGGATAACGTTTAATACAAGACCGTTACTTTGTGACTGTGATGTATAGTTATGGATCTTAAAACCATCGGTCTTTTGATTGGAATACAACTTAAAATTTCTTAAGTCTTGTTGCTCTTTATAATTTTGCCTAGCAAGCAATTCTCTTACAGTTGAAAATAAGTATTGAGGTACTTCTTTTTTATCTACTTCAAACCAAAACTTGTCATAAGTTTTGACATTAATGTCACTATTGTACATGTCCCATCCTTGGAAAATGTTTTTATATTATCTTTATATTATAACTGATTCATGCACCATTCAACAAATGTACCTCTATACCCTTGCTTAAGCTCATCAAGGTAAATAGAAAATCTTGGGTCATCTTCTTGTTTGGCCGTTTCGGGTTCAGGTCTTATAAATCCTTCAGGGTGAATATCTAATTTAAGCTCATTATATTCAAAGTGATGAACATAGTTTTTTCTACATAAAGCTATTAGATTTTCTAATACTTCTTGGTTTAGTACCACTTGTTCGTTTTTCTCAGCCTTCTTCATATCTCTCCTTTAAAAGCCTTGCTTGTAACTCTATTGCCTCTTTCTCTTCAAGCTCATCCATATATTCTTGAGAGTCTTTAGGTGGTTTAGTAGGTTCTTTTTCACCGGCAAAATGTTTGCATTCTCTCCATGCGTAAAGTGTAGCATCGGATAAATGGTTTTGACATCTAGAATCTTCTTCTTTTTTATATTCATCTTTCCACTGTAGTTGTTTCCATTCAACTATCAACTCATCGTTTCCATATTCTATTATCTTTACATTGCCTTCAATAATATCATCTCTCAATTCTTTTAAGAAAAATGCCTTCTCGGTTTTCTCTGCTTTAATAAAAGGAAGTTGGAATCTTTGGCGCATGTCCTCAACTCCTTGCTTGTTAGCTCCATCGATAATTAAGCGAGAAACAGGAAATTTCTTTTGAATATTTTTTATGTGTTCAGCTACTTTAGTAAAAGTTAGCTCACTCTCCTTATAAGATCTTATTACGTAGCATTTTTTATCATAGTCATGGTAGGCAACAATTGAAAATGCTGAAGCATCATCATATCCAAGGTCAATACCAAGTACATAGGTGTATTCCATCCTACGGTAAGGCAGTGACTCAATAAAGACTGAAGAGGTTAGTTTGATGATTGCTAAGTTGTCATCAGTACACCAACGATTTAGATAATGAGTAATAAACCATGATGCATTAACCACGTCGGGATTCTTAGAGATTAGTTCTTCCATCTCTAACGCCCATTGCTTAGCTATAAAGGGATTATCTCCAGTAGTCCACTTATGTACTGACCATCCTGCTTCTCTTCCTTCAGTTACTTCTTCAAAGAAAGTAAGGGGAATGTTTTCACATGTTCCTAAAAGAATCATTTGCCCTTGTTCATCAATAAGAGTAGGACCGCACATCTGATACACTAGTTGTCTCATGTTTATGGTAAATGATCCGGCCTCATCAATTGCTATGATCTTATTCTTTTGACCTAGTATCTTCTTCATTTCTTTGGCAGAGCAATCAGCTCCAGCTAGTTTAATCTTTGAGCGATTAGGGAATCGAAGCTCTAAACGACTTTCGTTTGGTACTGCTCCAGTTTGAGCAGCATCATTAATATCTTTAAGGGTATCCCAAAGAATATCCCTTGCTGATTGTCTAGTAAGAGCTAAATAGAGATAGTTTGTTTTTGGATATAGTTGCGCACTTTCTGAAAGTTCAATAGCAACGGTTACAGATTTACCAGCACGTCTAGTACAGTTATATGCTTTACGCTTAGATTTATCATCTATGGCCTTGTTTTGTACTAAAAAATCAGGACATCTAAGACTTTTACAAAGACTTTGAAGCCCCGACTTTTTTATCAGTGCATTTAGTAGCTTTACTATCGATATTTTCATTTATCTGATCTTCTAACTCTTTCGGTACAGAAAACGGAACCATTGATCTGAGATTTGCGTTAGTGGTAGTTGTCCAAGTATTATTCTTGGAAGAATAGATATAGAAAAGATTGTCATGATAAAAGAGCTTATAATGTGCGTACTTTTCTTTGGTAGTATTTATGTGTGTTGGTTCTTCGTTATCCGGTAACTTAACCGACTCGGCAAATTTTACCTCTTTAATTCTCAACATTCTCTTCTCCTATGTTTATATGATAAGTATCTTTTAAAAAGCTCATGCCTTTAGGGGTAAAGTAGACAAAAGCTATATTTTGACCATTTGTTGCACTTTCGTTTTTTAGTATCCAATCCTTTTTAGTCATAACGCCTTTTTCGTAAAGCTTATTAAGCTCACCTGTTCTAACGTCTATCTTCTTTAGCTCTCTAATGGTAGGTGGAAGCTTTCTTTTAATGGTGTAGAAGTAATTGATAAGTTGAAATACCTTGCGAATAGTTACTTTCTCTTCAGGAGTAAGTGAAGGCGTAGGTTCTAATTGAACAGGTAGTTCACAAAATAAACCAAGCATTTTTTTCTCTCTTTGTTATTCCAAAAAAAGGAATGGGTTATATTTAAGTTTAAATTTTTTAACTATGTGTCTAAAAGCAGGGTTATCAGATTGATGGGTATAATGTGTTGGGGAAGTGGAGAAAGCTGATTTTATCAGCATATCAGAGATGTTTAGACCTCTATAGATTCCCTTAATATAAATAAAGTGAATAACTTGAAGTTCTTCTCTTTGGTCATAAGCAATATAACCGTAGGTTTGTTGCTCGCATTCAGGGTTACAAATTACGTAGATCATGCAGTCTTTTATCTTATTATCCAAGATACTGCCAAAGTTATTAAAGAACTCTTCTTTTAACATGAGTGAGTAGGGTTTTGAATGAGATTGGTTTTTAATCCAAGACGACTTAACAAAAGCATAGTCATCAAAGTTATAGTCTCTTATCTTTATTTGATCATTCATTTATCTTTTCCCTTTTCAATCTCTCTTAAAGCTTCTTTAGCAAGAGTAACTAACTCTTGTGACGGTAGGTTAGTTGCATCAATAGTGAAGTTTTGCTGATGTTTCCATCGATTCTTAGCGCGATTAAGCAATGTAAATTTAATAGCGTGAAAGTTTGGCGGTATCTCTTTGGTTATTATCTCTTCTTTAACGGCAATCATTTCGTATTTGTTCTTTTCTTCTACCCAAACTCTAATCTTTTCTACCTTTTTTTCTTTAACCTTCGTACCTTCAACAAGATCTTTAAGGGCCTTTTCAGCTCCTTCCTTGATATAAATTTCTTGTGATTTACGTATGGCGCGGAGAAAATCTGGATAGGCCTTATACCAATCTTCCATGGTAGAAAGGTCAATTCCCATTATCTTAGAGATTTCTGCTTTGGTTTTTCCATTCCTAAACATGTTTATAATCGCATTGGCCGTAGCACGATTATAAAGTGTTGGTCTGCCCCTCTTGGACATTTTAACCCTTTGGTGTTTTAAGCACCTTTTGCCACTGCTGAAGCGTAGAAAGTAGCTGTACCACCGCTTAGAGTAGCTGTTAATCTTACATACCTGTAAGTACAATCGGTTTTTTCGTATTCTTTAGTTCCCGAAGCGTCAACTATGTTTTGTGATGTCTCATCTATCCAATTTACGTTGTCGTTTGATTTTTGAGTTTTGATTGCTCCTGCTAGTACACCACCTGTTTTTGTCCATTTGGCAAAAATAGAGTAACCCCAACAATGACTTAAATCAATTACGTCAGATGTTGCGGTTGCAGTTGCAGCGGCATCTAGAGAGTTAGTAAAGTATGCATCGTTTTGGTAGGTTTTCATTATTTACCCTTTTTAGTTCCCTTATTGCCTTTGCCTTTTGCTTTGCCTTTTTTGCTAGTATTACATGGCATAATTATTTCCTCATGTTTTAAGGTTAATATATCTTTACTGAAAATTCAATTTTTAACCATTTACGTAAGATGCGCAAGATAATTGTACATACTTGTATATACAAAAATTAGATGTTCTATGAAGGCAGCATTAATAATACTAATCATGATTTATATCAGCTATTACATTTAAGATAAAATGTTATAGAGCTTGCGAAGTCTTATTTCAAATTCTGTTTTTTCAAAAGAGCTTAATTGATTATACCAAAAAGATTTCTTAGCTCTATGTAGGTGGTTGTTAAAAACCTTCTCCAATGGATCTTTAGTTGACTGTTGTTTAAACTCAAATCTTTCTTTGGGTGATATGCCTCGGTCGAAGTTAGTTAATAGGAATACGCGCAGTTCCTCGTGTCTTGATAGCTTGTCAGTAAGCGCCCTACGTGAAATGCCTAAAAAATTTGCTACCTTAAGGTTTGATTTACCAAAAAGATAGAAAGCGTAGATGATAGGGTAAATTTCTATGACCTTTCGTCTTTCTTCTCCGGTAATATCATCAGAGATATTTATATTCATACATACTCCAAATAGGTTTATTCAACCCCGAATAGGTCTATTTGAATTGACTTATGTATTTATTGTTGCATAGAAATAAATAGGGATGAATTGAAATTATCTTATATTTTAATTCATCTCTTTACTTTTAGATTTATAGAGCTTTAGCTTTTCTGGTCGTACTACAAAACCTTTGTAGATATTTGATATGGCCATTTGTTGCGTAGGAGATAGAGGTTTGCAATCCTCTATCCATTTTTTGACTTCTAAGACGAATTTATTATCAAAGTAGATATTATCCTTCGTTTCCTCCAGTATCCTCTTTATCTGATACTTCGTAATGTTTTGCATTTCCAAATACTCCTTGCATTATATCCATAGCTACAATTCTAAAGAAGGCGGCACTTATCCGACTCTCCAAGTTATTATCCATATATTTCTTATACTCTTCTTTAGTACCCATTAATTCCTTTTTTATCTGAAACATCTTTTGATGAATATACTCATGGGAATCAAAGAGCTGTAGGGCCTTTTGAAGATCCTTTGTAAGTTCATCAAGTCTTAATGCCTGTCTTTTTAAATTCTCAATACAACAAAGGCATACATCATTAAGATGTAAATGCCTATCTTCCCCATACTCTTTAGAGCATTCTGAGCATTTTATATTCATTTCTTTGGCCTCACGTTTAATACATTGTTCTCTTTGTTTTCCTCTTCTTTGTTTGCCTTAACGTGTTTTCTTGCGCTTAATATAATCGTTTCAAGTTCACGCTGCATATTTTTGGTAACGTAAATTTCAAACTCCTTTAAATTTATTTTTCCATTTAGATAATAACCACTAAGGCAGCTACGTAATAAAGAAGTAAACTCATTACTAAAAATATTTAAAATTTGCGAGATACGGTCACTAGGCATAAAACCATCTACGCAACTATTTTGAAACATGCTATTAGCGCTTTTTTCATAAAGAGCGGTAATCTTGTTATGAAAATCCTTTCTTATATCTTCGCACTTATCAAAGAACTCTTTATCAGATAAGTTTTTATTCTTACTCTCTAAGTTAACCTTAAACTTCTTAATACCTTTATCCATACTATTCTCCTTTAAACCTTTCTGATTCACTGTGTGTTAATCTTTTTATCAACTCTTCTTTTTCTTTCTCTAGTTGTGTTACTTTGACAGTATAAATAGTCTTAATCTTAATCATCATGTCAATTAACTGAGAAACTAAGGCCTCTAGTTCTTCGTGTTTTTCCATACTCCCTCTTTTAAAAAAAGAAGGGCCTTGCTGGAAATGGCGATATCTTTACAAGGCCCTAGTTGATAATTAGGCACTGTTTATGTATCTTTGGGGGATACGCCTAATTACTGTTATTTCTTATCTATTATCTTTTTCTTTGTTTTAAGCATTGTTTGGACTATAGATCTAAGGCCATCTGATACAGATCCTTTGCCTACCTCTTTAATAAACTGTAATTGATCTTCAGGGACTCGCGCGCCTATAAATATAAGCTTAGGTCTTTTGTATTCTTTAATCTTTATATTAGACATCGTTAATCCTTTGCTTAGTATCATTTTCTGTAAAGTAGTATTGATCTTTCACTTTCTTTAAATACTCTACCTGTTCATCTGTTAAATTATAAGTAACCCAATATCTAGTAATAGCAGCACATAGCTGTTCACCATCTTTGTACTTATGCTTAGCTTTTTCTAAGAATTTATAAACTTGTTCGTTTGTTCTTTGCATGTTTTATTCACTATGCTTCTAGCATGTCACTGGTTATTTCTGGGGGAACTTCAGCGTCAAAAATATTGGCAAGTTCTAATCCTATTTTGCTATCTATATCTATACCTCTATCATAGTTATAAATAATCTTATTATTACTACCCATGATAGAAAGCTTGCTTACTCTTCCGTTATTTATTCCAAAACGTGATTTTTCTTGAAAAACTTTTGCACAAAATGCTTTTCCTTTATATTTACCAAAAATCCAATTTTCTTTTATCTCGTATACTTTTAGCATTCTATGTTCTGGAATTATTCCTAATACTTCGCTATAAAAATTGTCCATTTCTGAAAAATCCTTGTTTGTTATCCGTTTTGTTAACAATATGATAACGATAACAAATTGTAAACATTTTATTAACATTTTATTAAATTTTGCTTTACTTTTTTTTTTGGACTTCATACCATTTAATAATTCACGGGTTTATGGGGGTTTTAAAAAAATGATAACGGCAATTTATACTTGTTTTTATTCTATTAACTTCTCTTCTCTGGAGTTAGTAGAATGGAACATAGATTAATTTTTAATTATTTTCTGTTCAGAAGATATGCTCTTAGAATACTGAAGATAGATGCTATTAGCTTTTTTGTCTTACAGTACATAGCTACTTTTAAGCATTGCTATTGTTCTTATCAAACAATGGCAGACGAGATGCATATATCAAGAAGAAATCTTATAAGAGTTTGCAAAGCTCTATCCACTCCTAACGAAAAAGGAGAGGCCCTTTTAATCATCAAAAGCTCTCCTGCTACAAATCATTTCAGCATTAACTACCATCTTTTAATGCGTCACTATGATGAATTTATACAAGACATTAATCGCGAAGAGACATCTATTGATTCATAGTTTAAAATGCTATATAATGCGGTGACGGGTGACAAGAGTGCCACTTGTCAATGACAATTTGTCACTAGGGGGTGACAAATTGTCACCCAATATATTAAGATTTATAATTAAATTAAGAATTAATATATTAGGTGACAAATTGTCACCCGTCACTGTGTCGATGACTTTAATAGGCCTTTTTGGATTTTTATGATCCAAAAGGCCATAAGAAAAATAGCGGTGTTTGTTAAAAAGAATTGGCCTAGATTTTGATATGATGTTTAAAGGTGTTTGTGAATTACTGGCAAAAATAATCAGGAGACTGAAAGATGGAAAATGTAGTTAAATTGAAAGGAACATTAAGAAGTAACCCGAAGTTAATGTACACTCCAAAAGGTACAGCAATATGTGTCTTAGCAGTGGAAATAAAAAGACCTATTAAAGATCGAACAGGAGACCATTCATTTATCACAAAATCATATCGTATTATAGCCAGAAATAGATTTGCTGAGATTTGTTCGAACATTTTAAAAAAGGACCATTTTGTTGATTTAGAAGGCAATGTATTTTCATATACGTATATAGATAAATATGGCAATAAGCGTATTATATCTGAAATAGTTTCGGATAGTATTAAATATGGGTTAAATGATTTTTCTCTGGAGAGTATAAAAGCAGCATAATTTTATTGATTAAACAAAAAAAGATTGTTTTACTAATAATACGCATACTACTCGCATGGTAATCCGTACTGATCCCTAAGGCCCTCCAGTTCCCACCTTAGGGATTTTTTATTTCATCTATCTTTTTATTAAGTTCTTTGATCTGGTCGCGGTAAGTATCCATAACTTTGACTGGTATGTCTTTTTCAATCGCAGAGATAAAATTTAGAAATGCTATTTTTAATTTCTCATTATCTTTTTGCTTCTCAACTACCCAACCAACAAGTTGTAAAAGCATTGAAAATATTGTTCCCCATGGAATAGCTGATAAAATAGTTGTCCACATTTAATCCTTAGCTCCTATTAAATATTTATTATATTTCAGCATATCATTGATCGTTTCTATTTTAAACTTATATTGCTTTTTCTTTTTAAAACTATCTTCGTTGTTCAATTCTTTCTGGTAAAAAGCT